CAGTGGAAAACGCAGCGCTAGAGTTTGGATTAGAAAATCTAAGTGAGCAGACACAGCGAATTCACGCGCAAGATAAATTAAGGTCGATCACCAAGATTAATATTCTTCATGCGATAGAACCCCGCTATGATAGAAACCCCGACGGGTTAGGGAATTTCGATTTACCGGTTGCGTCGTGCTACATCGAGTTAGGACAAGATCACATGATTCGCGAAAGCGGGTACGACATGCTACCGGTATTCGTTTGTCGACTGCTTAAGAACATTCGCGAAAAGTACGGTCGGTCTTTTGCAATGAACGCTTTACCCGACGTACTTGAATTAAACGCGCTTCGCGAAATGGAGATTGTCGGTACGGAGAAAATGTACGATCCGCCATTAGGGATTTTGGACGACGGGCGATTAGGAGCAGGGACTCTCGATACGTCCGCGGGGGCGATCAATGTTTTTAACATGACAGGTCGGGTTGGTAATAACCCGCCGGTGTTTCCGCTTCAGGTAGTCGGGCCGGTTAAGCCACTCAAAGACCGCATCGACGAACTTAAGCAAAGTGTCAGTGATCATTTTATGATTGATCGTTTGTTGGACATGCAAAATGAAACAGAGATGACTTATGGCGAAGTTTTAGAAAGACAAAAGCTAAGAGCATTTGTTTTGAACCCAATCTTTAGTCGGCCAATCAACGAAGTTTTTTCACCGCTTATTCATTATTGCTTTAAGTCATTATTGGATCGCGGGTATTTAGGAGTCTTGCCGGGTAGCAAGAAACACCAAGAAGCAATGCTCTTTGGTGACGATGTCTTGGTTATCCCGCCGGATATTGCGAAAGCGATGTTAAATGGCGAGGATGTTTATGACATCAAATATCTGACACCCGCAGCGCGTATGATGAAGACACAGTTGGCAAGCGGAATTCTAAATAGCTGGAAGTTTGCAAACGATGTCGCAGCCGCACGGCCGCAAGTTTATGATAATTACGACGAAGATATTTCGGCTCGTTTGATCGCGGAATATAACGGGGCTCCACGTGAAATGTGTCGAGCAAAAGAATTGATAGATCAATTAAGAAAAGTTCGCGACGAGCAGATGGCAAAGCAACAACAGTTCCAGCAAGTGTTGGAAATGGCAAAAGCAACTAAGGGTGCCGCGCAATCGCCGGGAGCAGGGGTTGAAAGCGAGCAATTACAATCACCGATCCAATTATGAAATCAAAAAAAGAATCAGAAGAAAATCCGCACGTTGCGTTTCACCGACAGAGATCTCCGTCGGCCGACGGGAAAGAGCAACAGGAAGCGATTGTTAAAAAGCTAAGAGATCTAAGGATCGATATGGCGGTAACATTCGGCTCGCCGGAAGGCAAGAGAGTTTTACGCTGGCTCTTAAATCAATGTGGTTTTTTTGAGAATGGTATTGGGGGGAATCCTTCAATCGGTTTAGACGCGGTACAAGGCACTATCTACAACAACGCCCGACGTAATATTTACGCCGAGCTTCGTAAAATGATACCCCACTCGATCCTAAAAGAAGTGGAATTCGAAAACATCCAAGAGGAGATTCAATAATGTCAGACCCAGTTGTGTTAGAGCCACCGGCAAGCGCGTCAGTAAGTATGTCATTACCACCAGCTAATCCTCCGACGGAGGCACCGCCACCAGCACCCCCAGCACCAAGTTTCGCGGTTCCAGATGCGTACAAAGAAAAGCCATATCTTAAAGGAGTTGACTCGCTAGACAAAGTTTTTTCAATGCTTGACGGCGCTCAGACTTTGATTGGAAAGAAAAGTATTCCCGGTGCCGACGCTAAACCAGAAGATTGGGAGGCTTTTTATGACGCTAAAGGTAGACCAAAAACCGCTGCTGAGTACAAGATTGAAGGCGCGGAGAAAAGTGATCCGCGATTTCTTTCGTCGGTTCAAAAAGCTCTCCATAAAATCGGTGCTACCCCAAGTGAAGCCAATCTTCTTTGGAAAGAAGTAAGTGCGGAACTAGATGCAATATCAAAAGAAAAAGGATTGGTGGATCAACAAGCTGATATTGATTTTGAAGCACTTGCGTCTAAGACATTCGGAGTTAATAAAGAAACGATTTTGTCGACGAGCAAAGGATTATTAGAAAAGTTTGCTCCGTCGGAGATGAAGCCGCTTATTGCTAATTTGCCAAACGAACAATTAATTTTATTGGCGGGTGTATTGGATAATATTAATAAAACTTATATTAAACAAGACGGCGCTCCGTCGGGACAACCGGCCGCAACAGGTCGCACTCCCGGCGAGATTCAAGAACAAGCCCGTCAGTTAATGTTAAAGCCAGAGTTTTCAAATCCGTTTTTACCCGGACATGATGCGGTTAAAAAACAAGTTGAACAATTATACCAATCTATGTATCCGAAAAAATAAATAAGAAATTCATTGCACAGGTAAAAAATAAGTTATACATTTTAAATTAGCACCGGGTAGTTCGAAAGAATCCGGGTATCATGTAAAGTCATGGCGCTGGTTACGCTTACAAAACCATGAGAACATCCGTTGAAGTTAAAACGGGGATTGTTATCGACCGAGGTAAAATCTTAATCGTTTAACTTTTTCCATTTTAATTTCAAGGAGATCTATCATGGCTAATGAAATTGATGCAGCGTTAATCACCCAATTCTCGGATATGGTTCATATTCGTGCGCAACAGATGAAGTCTCGTCTTCGTCCGTATTTCCAAGTTCGTAAAATGACCGGCGATGTTTGGGCTTATGACGGTTTAGGTATCGTTGAAGCTTCTGAACAAAACGGTCGCATTGCTCCTGTCGTGTTCAATACAATCGAACACAACAGACGTAAAATCTCACGTCGTCGGTTTGTTGTCACGCTTGCCGTTGACAGCTCTGACGTTCGTGCTGTTTTAACTAATCCTCAAAATGATTACGCCGGTGCTTGTACTCGCGCTATCGAACGTGTTTTTGACCGCGTCGGTATCGAAGCGGCGTTTGCTTCTGTTTCTACTGGTCGTGATTTCTCGACGACTGTTACGGCAGCTAATGATGGGGTTATTACGGTTGACGCAACCGCAGGGTTGACATATGAAAAACTTCTTGAAATCAAACGCAAGTTTGCTAACAACGAAGTCGGTAATGACCTTCAAGAAAAATTTGTTTTCTTGACTTCCGCAGATGAAGAAGCTGCTTTGATGCAAGAAACAGCTTTAATTAACCAACTCTACACACAGCAAATGGTCGTTGATCGCGGCGAGTTAAACAAAGCCGGCGCGTTTAACATCGTGAAATTCGGTGGAAGCGTTACGAATCCTTTGTTAAATGTGTCTTCTGGTACACGCGATTGTATCGCTGCTTCTGAACGCGGGATTGTCTACGGTATGTCTTTGGATCTTTCTTTGAAAGTCCAAGAACGTCCTGATTATGTTGAGACAACCCAGATCCAAGCTATCATCCAGTTGGGCGCGGTTCGTACAGAAGGTGTTTTAGTTCAAAAAGTTCAAACCACGGTGGTGTCATAATCGTCGGTTTTTAAATTATTTTAAACGAAATTAAATCAGGAGGGTTCAAATGGCTACAAATTTATACGTCAACGCAGATTTGATCGCCGGTAAATTGGCGGCTTCTGCAAATTTAGCTGGTCAACAGAACTACAGCGCGGTTATCACCTATTCTAAGACCGCGTCTGACAATGATACTTCCGTGTTACGGTTTGTTAAGGCGATACCCGCCAACGCTATCATTCGGGATGTTCGTATTTTGAACGCGGCGATTTCGGGTTGTACTGCCGTTGCAGTTGGCTTCTATGCTGTTCAGAAAGCCGATGGAACTGGCGGAGCAATTGTGGGTAGCGGAAACCAATTAGCGGCTGCTCTTGACTTGTCTTCTGCCAGAGCGTCTGGTGCAGAGGGTAGTGCTGTGACAGCGGTCAGCCAAGCTAATCGTGCCAAGCGCGTTTATGAATTAGCGGGCCACACGGAAGTCACCAAGTTAGATGCGTATGATCTCGCTTTAACTTTGACTACGGGTGGTACTAACACGGGTGTTATCACGTTACTCGTGGATTATATCCAAGGCTAATCGGTCGTAATTATAAATGCCGGGGCCTTAAAAAAGCCTCGGCATTTATAGTTGAACGGAGAATTTTATGAGCGCACCAACATCTGAAGTTGATATCTGCAATTTGATTCTCGATGAGCTAAAACAAGGCCCCATCAATTCCATTGAAACTCCCGTAACAAAGACAGAATATATTCTTGCCCGCAACTACGATCAGTTGCGTCGTGAAAGTCTTTACGCTCACCCGTGGAAGTTTGCAATCACTCGCATTGAGTTGACGCCTAACCCGTCAACGGAACCTCTTTTTGGGTACACTTACGCGTATGATTTACCGACGGACTATCTTCGACTTATAACTGTCGGGGATGATTACATCGGAGATCTTCGTACCGAATATGAAATTGAGAACGGTCAGTTATTGGCGGTGGCGGGAGATGTCACTTTTGATGGCTCTACAAAGTTAGTTCGATACATGAAAGATGTTACAGAGGTTACGAAGTTTAGTCCGGGTTTTATTCGATACTTGGTTCTTCGAGGGGCGATAACTTTATCCAACAAGTTCTCAGTGTCACCCGCGTTAAAAACTGATCTTAAAGAAGATTTCGAGCGCATTTCTACGGAAGCTAAAGCAATTAATGGACAAGAACGTAGACCTAAAAAGATACAATTTAGCCCATTACTAAGTAAGCGTCGGGGATTCCCCGGCGGAGTATTTGCGACTAAATATACAGACTTTGGAAGCTAATGGCAGAAGTTTCAGTTTCGCAAAATAATTGGGTTGGCGGGGAACTAAGCCCCAAAATGCGTGGCCGGTTTGATCTTCCCATCTACGGTAATGGAGCGGAGCGCGTCTTAAATTTCATTGCGGATACCACGGGAGTTTTGAGTTTTAGAACAGGATCTCGGTTTGTCAATCCTACTCGCAGAAATAAAGTCGCATGTTTAATTCCTTTTCAATTTAGCACATCTCAGTCATATGATTTGGAGTTTACTGAAGGGTACATTCGTTTTTATACTGATAACGGAATCGTTGTCTTACCAGATAAAACTATTACAGGAGCTACCGCGGCCAACCCGGTTGTCATAACTTCGGTAGGACACGGATACTCCAATGGCGACGAGGTTTTGATAAATGACGTTATCGGGATGACTCAACTCAACGGTCGTAACTTCGTTGTTATGGGGGTTACTGCCAATACTTTTCAGCTTTATGATACGTTTGGAACAACACCGATTAATGGGACCGGATACACCGCATATTCTTCCGGCGGGGTTGCGTCCAAGATTTATGAGGTTCAGACGCCATACCTTGAAGCGGATTTATTTAATTTAAAATATGCGCAGAACGCAGACGTTCAATATCTTGTTCACGACAATTATGAGCCTAGAAAATTGACTCGTTTCGGGTCAACTAACTGGACTTTAGCATTGTTTACGCGGACATCGGATCCTTTTACCAGTAAAAAGACTATAACAGGGATTACTCAAGCAAATCCCGCGGTAGTTACTTCAGTCGGTCACGGATATTCTAGTGGACAGCAAATAATTATTGAGACTGTTGTTGGCATGACTCAAGTAAATAGCAAGGTTTACAGTATTACTGTGTTAACCGCAAATACTTTTTCTTTACAAACGGTCTCTGGTACTAATGTTAATTCTACTGGATATGGCGCGTGGTCTTCTGGTGGATATGCTTCTAGTAAAACTCTGTTACCCGGCGCCATCGCTTTCTATCAGGGGCGCCTTCTCTATGGATTTTCAGGTACTTTTCCCGAAAGCTTTTGGGGGAGTAAACCTCTTGATAGTAGTGGAAACCCACAGTACGACGATCTTACCGTCGGTACCAATCCTACAGACGCGTTTAAATTTACACTTTCTCCTATTACGGGTAAAGTGGACACCATTCTATCATTGGTTCCGACACTTAATTTCTTAGCCCTTTGCACTTACGAGGGTATTTCTAAGGCCGACGGCGGGAGCAGCGGGAACCCTATTTCTCCGTCAAGCATTGACGTAACCCCTGTTGTTTCTCAAGGGGTCTTACGGGAAGTGTCCCCCATTCTTTTAGGCAGTAATCTCATCTACATCCACCGCAGCGGATTGATTACTTACGCTCTGCAATTCGATGTATTGACAAATGCTTTTTCTGCTGACGACAAGAATCTTGCCAATGAGCATTTGACTTTATCAGGCATTAAGCAAATGGTTTATCGTAATGGGAGACCCCCGATGTTCTTATTGGTACGTAACGATGGTGTCTTAGTTATGATCACCACGTTACCAAAAGAAAACATTAATGGAGGGCATAGACATGTTTTTGGCGGAGTCAACGCTAAAGTTATCAGCGTCGGGAATCGTCCTCGTCTAAATGATTTTGATAAGACCTCAGTGGTTGTTGAGAGGACGATCGGCGGACAAACGGTAAGATACGTTGAAGTGTTAACAGACTTCCCCGAGATTCCTGAACTTGACGATTCCTTTACCACAGATACTCTCGAAGCCCACGCGCAAGACACTATCCGATGGCGTAATCTTATGTTTGAAGCGCAAAAAGGGTATGTTCATTGCGATTCTGCATTAACTTATGATGGAGCTTCTCTATTTTCTTCGACCATGACTCCGGGGGCATTGACCGGGGGATCGGTTTTGTTTACTGCATCTAGCAGCACTTTCACTTCTTCCATGGTCGGACGCGAAATATGGAGGATGTCTGTTACAGGGGACGAATGTGGCCGGGCATTAATTACGGCTTATATTTCTGCCACTCAAGTAACTTGTCGAATTCTTACTGATTTTGATTCTATCGCGGCTATTCCCGCCGGGGAATGGTATTTGACTACAGATAGTGTCTCTGGTTTGTGGCATCTTGAGGGTGAGACGGTAGCGGTTGTTACCGACGGGGGAGATCATGCGGAACAAGTTGTTAGTAATGGGTCAATAGAATTGCAATATCAAGCCAGTGCGGTTCACGTCGGAAAACGATACACAGGGTTTGTCCGGTCGATGAATATTGAGGCTGGAGGGGTCAACGGACCCGCCGCGACAAAGCCAAAGAATATTAATCGCATGGGCATACGATTTCTGAATACCTTGGGCGCGAAGTATGGAAGCTCTCTTTATAAGATGCAAGGAGTGGAATTTAGAAGCCCGGATGATTACACCGGTCGCCCCGCTCCGCTTTTTACGGGTACCAAGATAGTTTCCTTTGAAGATGATACAGACCCCGAGAAACATGTCTATATCGTGCAAGACAAGCCGCTCCCTTGTAATATTTTAAACGTAGTGCCTTTTGTGGACACCAACAATCAATGATAAGAAAAGTTCATTTTCATATTAAGCATCTTGATGTTATGGAAGTAAAACCGGAATTTAAAGAATCCGTTCTTGGTTTAGACAAAGTAAGATATGTGTTATCCACCATCGAAGGAAATATTTCTTCGGATGCAATAACGATTATTGATGATGGGCGAGTATTAATGGCGATGGGTTATTTTACAATTCTTCCGGGGGTAGTTGAAGTATGGTTACTCCCATCAATTTACGTCGAGGACTCTCCTTTGCTATTTGTAAAGGAAGTAAAAAATTATCTGGAAGCACTTGCTCAAACGCTCAAGTGGGTTAGAATACAATCAGTGACTCAAGACAATTTGCAACACCGCAAATGGATGGAGCTACTAGGGTTTTGTGAAGAAGGAACTATGAAAAAATATTTTTTAGGAAAAAACTATATTATGTCTGCGCGTTATTTTGATGAGGTTTCCCAATGATTCGTTTTGGAGTTGAAAATATTTTTCGCGATCCGGTAACTGCCGCGGCCGTTGTTGGCACAGGTCTTTCCGTCGGCGGTTCTGTTTATAGTGGGATTTCTGCTAATAATTCTGCAAAACGTGAAGCGAAATATATTCAACAGCAAGGGCAGATAGCGTTAGAGCAGTCTAAGAAAGACGCAGAGATCGAGGCATTTAATCAGAGACAAGCAGTCGGCAATCAGCGTTTAGCTTTTTTGGCAAACGGGGTTTCGCTTGAAGGTAGTCCGATGTTAATTACCCAACAGTCAGAAAAATTTGGGCAGCAAAGTGTCGATGCTATTTTAGCTCAAGGGGCGAATCAAGCTGACTTAGCAAACCATAAAGCAAAAATTATGAGAAGTGAAGGCAGAGCTGCGTTAATAGGGGGTATTTTACAGGGTGCCAGTAGCGCCCTTACAGGAGGCGCTCAGATGAAGAAAACAGGAATGTTTGACCCTACTTCCTCGACGGGCACATCGACGTACACACCGGCTAGACAGGACATTTAAAATGGCAACTATACCACAGATTTCAAGAGATAGGTTAGCGTCTTCACTCGTTGGAACGCCGGGTTTTAATAGCAGCGGTCAGAACATTGGACAAAGTGTTGCTAAGTTCGGTAGTCAAGTAGCGGATGTTGCTTTTCAAGCCCTTTCCGAACGTAAGCAGATTCTCGACCAGACTGAAGCTCTTAAGCAAGCTTCTGATTATGAGATTGAGACGTATAAAGTTTTTGAAGAACATCAAAAACAATACGCAGATGACCCGACGGATAAGACACAGGTGTTACAGGATCAACTAAAACAAAATTTAGACACCCGATTATCTAACATCAGTTCCCCCGCGGTAAAACAAGCGGTCACTCGCGCCGGATATGAAGTTATGGGTAACACAACTTTAAAGCAAATGGCGTGGGCGCATGATCAGGAGGCAGTTAAAGCTTTTAATAATGTTACGCAGACCATTAATAACCGCGCCGAAGAATTAAATTACGCGGGACAGAGTGGAGATTTAGGAAAGCTCGACGAGATTATGCGTAGTATGCCTGTTATTATGAGTTCTTCTAAAGGCATCTTGTCGGCGGAGCAACAGGCTAAATTAAGAGACCTTGCCCCTAAGTCGTGGGCCAATGCGTTTATCCTTGGTGCAATGGACACCAATCCAGCTCTCGCATATAACTTGATTAAGAAGGGCACATTCGATAATTATGTTACCGAAGAGGGTGATACTGTTTCGTTATTGTCCCCGGAGGAAAAACAGCGATACGTAGATATGGCATCCCACAGGGTAGCTAAAGTTTCAGAAACAGCTCAGATGAATCACTTAACAGGCATCATGGCGGGTCATAATGAATTAATGGATAAATATTTGAATTCCCCCGACGGATTAACTGCGGCGGACGTGAACGCAATTCGGGATCCTAAGTCCCGCGCAGTCTTTCAGGAATTATATTCGCAAGCCCACCCCATGAGTGTTCAACAGAAATACGACACGTATGGGGAACTGTGGTCTAATTTTTATAATTTAAAAGTGGACTCTAAAAAACAGACGGCTAAAGCTTCCTTAGAGAAATTAGCTGATTTTCAGCGATCGGTTATTAAAGCCCGTGCTAACAATATTATCACCGATGAGCAAGCCGAAACTTTCTTTAAAGCTACGACTCCGCCTCTTAATAAAAAAGCAGATGACGCGTTTAAACGTCAACAGAATAGTTTTCAGGAAGGGTATCAAGTCATTGATAGTTGGCTTAAGTCAGCGGGACGTGATAAAGACGTTACTGTTAAAGGGGAGTTAATGAATAAATTTGCGTCTGCGTACATGCGAGATTTGCGCACTAACAATGTTCGTCCAGTTCGCGACGTAGCGCAGTTGGCCATTAGAGAATTTGCAACTCAAGAACACCCGTCACTCGGGCTTTTACCCGGAACTCCAAACTCCATTATGCGGGGAGATGGTACACAGATAAAACTGTTACCCGGTCAGACTCAAATTCGAACTGATAAGAGTGCGCCGACTGACGGCAGCACCTTAAAGATGGACCCCATTACGAAAACGAAGGTGAGAGTTTATCCTGACGGACGTATGGAGGTCGTTAAATAATGGCTGACGAATTTGATCCTAGCCGATTAATCACCGTCGAGGAACCCGCCTTTGACCCCAAGCGCCTAATCGCAGTTCCAGAGGAGCGTCAGGCCGTTTTCCACGAAGACCGCGGCCAAGTCTTAGATTACCCCTCGGACTATGACCCTCACCAGATCGATTATTCTCTTGCTACCAGCGTCGATAAAGAAGATAAGTCCGGTTTTTTTGGGATGGTTAATTATGCGAAAGGACTCGCTTTTGACTATACCAAAGGGCTGGCTCAGTTCTTTTTGTCGACTCCTCAGATAGCAGGGTCTTTGATAAAAGAGAGTGGAGAGGTTTCTCGACAAAAGGTTGCGGGCGGAGGCAAAGAGCAGAATTATTTTTTGCGACAACCGGGGGTGGTTGAAGAGACGATAAAATCAGGCCAAAAACTTATCGACATGAACAAAGAGTTTTTGAAGAAAGTTAATATTCAGCCTAGTGAATCTACCGGCCCTAAGAAAGTTGCGTTTGACCTAGGGGGAGCAACGGGGTCTATAACCTCTTCGATAGGGTTGGTCTACCTCACTAAGAATCCTACGGCGGTTGCGCCGATATTCGGTGTTCTGCAAAAAGCTCAGATTTATGAAGAAGCTCGCGCAAAAGGTTTAGATCCTCAAACAGCGTCGGACTCCTCCACTATCTCAGGTATCGCGGAAGCCGCTTTAGAAAAGATCGGTCTTCATGTATTTTTAGAGTCCGTAAAAGTTAGCAAACCTATCGCTCGTATCGCGTTAAGATCGGCTACGGAAGGGGTTCAAGAAGGGTCACAACAGGGTGCGGAAGAATCTTTGACTAAGCTTTACGGAATTCGTAACGACAGCATGTCAGATATTGTAAAACGGATTGCTTATTCTTCGGCGCTAGGTTTAGTAGCGGGTGCGCCCGCTGCAATGGTTTCTACATATGCGGAAGAATTGGGGGTTAAGAAAGATCTTAAGGCTTTAGGGCTGTCCGACGAGGAAATCGATACCGCCATTAAAACCATTTCAGATAAACAAATGCAAGACGGTTTAGCCGCTGAGGTGGCAGATATGCTTTCCCGCGAGACAAGCCCGATGGTTATGCCTAGTGAGCAACGTCTTAAGGGGTATCAAGAAGTTCAGAAAGAATTTGATAAGCTAATGCCACAACCGACGACACCAGAGAAGTCTGCTCTGGGTGAGTTAAGCAATAAAGACTTTGTGCCCAAAGAATCTTCAACACGTCCTACATTTGAGGACCAAGCGAGAAAAATTTTAGGGGAGACAATTACCCGCGATAAAGTTAATGAAGGTATTCAGGATGTTAAGATTAAAGCTAAGTTAGCTGATCTCGACGAGAAAGCAATGGTAATCGACCAGAGTCTTCGTTATCTTGAATCACGCCAACGGGCTTTACAAAAGAGTGGCAAAGATCCTTTGTCGTTGGCAAATGTCACCAATATGATAAAAGAAGGAACCAATGAATTTAAGTTAGTTGACGCTGAACGAGGTCATATCCTCACATCGGTGAAAGAGGAATTAGATTATAACAAAGAGAAACTGAATGTTACTGGAAAACAGCTTACTGATTTGACACTACAACACCAGATTAAAGGTTTTAAACAAGGTGTCTCCGCCGGTAAAGACATTTCTGAAAAGATGTTTAAAGAAACCAAAGACCAGCTTCGTGAGTTTATTAAGTCCACTGAACTTAACCCAACAGAAGCAGGGCGCATTATGTCGACCCGTGAGTTGGAGAATATCAAGACACCTCGTCAATTAGCAAACAAAATTAATGATTTGTCTGAGAAGATTGATGGAATTGTTAACCAACGAAAAGCCAAAGATCTAAAAGAAAAAATTACTTCTTTGCTTGATACCACGTCGGTGCGTATGGATAATGGAAAGCCCGTTGGTAAGTACACCCCGGAGATTCAACAAGTTCTCGATAAGGCCCGCGGCATTGCCGATATGACCCGTCAAGAGGCTTGGGAAAAACTCCAAAACAATCTTGAGAAGATTGGTGAGGAGATTCCGTCGGATGAAATGCGTTTAGAAAATCATTTGCTTGAGACGATGGCAGGTATGCACAAGCGCAACCCAGAGGAACTTGCCGGTATTTTGGGCGATCTTGAAGGATTAACCGCGACAGGACGAGCTGAGTCTTTGCTTAAGAAATTTAGTCGTGCAGAGAAGCAAGCAGCGGATCGTGATTCCGGGTTAAAAGTTCTTACGGGCGGGAAACCTCTCGACGAGGTTAGTAGAGAAACATTTAAGCAAAAAGTTTTTAAGTCTTTTATTACTGCCGGAAAGAGCCTTAGCTCCAACTGGTCTGATTTGCTAGATCAGATCTCTTCTTATGACAAGACTTCCAAGAAAGACCAGAGTTTTTTGTCTAAGAGATTTGATACCATTAAGACTGAGATCACTGAGCGTCACGCAGTTCGCGGGCACGTTCTCGATCTAGTTGAGAGAGGGAAGAAAGCGTTTGATCTTAAAAATGAATATGAGTTAGCAAAGAAGCTTCACGCAGATATGGCAGAAGATATTTCCCACGTGTTTAAATTCTCCGACGGGAAACAAAGGTTGCTTTCTCTTAGCAGATCTCAGATGAGAAAACGATGGATGGAGTTACAAGACCCGACCTTACACGAACAGATTGTTCACCCGGAGTCCAACGCGTATACCCGAGAAATTATCGAATGGATTGAAAATAACTTGACTGCTAAAGATAAGGCATTTGCACAATCTCAATTAGATTTTTACAAGGAGTATTATAAATCGGTTAACGAAACCTATAAAAGTCAGTATGGAGTTAATTTACCCTTTAATGAATTTTATAGTCCCGTTCGTCGTCTCGTCGAAAAAGAGATGGGAGACTTAACCATCAATCAAGATGCAATGGACTATGCGTCCTTCTTACCCGGATCTTTTAAGAGTCGGGTTAAAAACTATCGGCCTTTCGCGGATATCAATGATTGGGAAGTCTTCAACCGTCACGTCTTGCAAATGGAGCATTTTAAACATTGGGCGGATCCTGTCCGTGACATGAACGCGTTTTTCTCCGACGGAGAAGTTCGTCGTACAATCGAGAAGCAGTTTGGAAAAGATGTTAATGGAATTATCGATAGTACAATTAAAGACTTCAAGAATCGCGGACAACGTAAAGCACAAAGTTGGGAGAAGTGGGTTGATGTTATGCGTACCGGAAAAGTCGTTTCTGCTCTCGGTGGTAAAGCAGCACAGATCCCCAAACAGATGACCGGTATTTTTGGGTATGCGGAGTTTGTTTCGCCGAAGGAGTTTGCAGAAGGTCTCGGTGATTTTGTTGCTAATCCCAAACACGCGATTGATATTTTAGGAAAGTCTAAACTCATTCAATTAATGGACGGAAATATTACACAAGAGTTCGTTGGGTTCATGTCGTCGGAGGAATCTAAGTCTTATTTAAGCAAGCCTTCGGTTAAGAACGCCATCCGTATCTGGATGAGTTCAGTGAACTTTGGTGCAAAAGCCGGTAATATTTTAGGGGGATGGCCTGTTTATAAAGCGACTCTAGCCAAGACAGGATCGCATGAAAAAGCTATGGATGCTTTTGAGTCTGCTCTCTCTAAGACACAGCCCACATCGCTTCTCTCGACGATGAGTCAATATCAAAAGGGTAATTCATTACAAAAACTTTTTACTCTTTTTACTTCTGCTCAGAATAAATATTTTCAACGCGAGATGGGTTCGATTCGTAACGCCATCGCGGGACGAGCGACTCCGGCGGAGTTAGCGAAAGTTATGGCAATTCACCACATTTTGATTCCGTCTTTATTTCAGTTTATTGCCGACGGGTTTAAGTGGGAAGAAGAGGAGCAAGTAAGAGCGATGTTAACCGGCCCTCTTAATGGAGTTCTTATTTTAGGAGACGCCGTCGATATGATGGTTCGTGCCGCGTTGATAGAGTCTGCGGGTTTTGAGTTAGACCAATACCCATCGACAAATAATTTGATGGAACCGGTAGAGGGGTTAATTAGGGCATTTCATAAATTAAATATCGATGATATAGACGCGGAGTCTTTTTTAGATTCTTTGAAAACGCTTTCTACCGACGCTGTTGGCCCCATGACAGGCCTCCCAACAAAATTGATATTTGATTCGATTCCAAAAGGAATTTCTGATATAAGTGATAATGGTGAGGTTGGTAAAGGGCTTTTGAAATTTGGTGGATGGGCACCCGCGCACATTGATAAAATTTATGATAAATAGGAGCAAGGTAAATGTCAATTTCAAATCAGACAAATAAAACATATGGCGCAGGGAATAGTGTTACCACCACATTCTCTTTTAATTTTAAAGTATTTAATGCAACAGAAATCTACGCGTATTTAATCAATAATTCTACGGGGGCGGTAACAGGTCCCCTTACTTCGCCTACTGACTACACTATTTCAATTAATCCGGTTACTGAAGGCGGTACGATTACTTTCGCAGTTGCCCCTGCTACAGGTTACACTTGGTTTATTATACGTCGTGTCCCGCTAACTCAATCCGCTGTTATTCCGACGGAAGGTACTTTGCCCGGCTCTCAGCTAGAAAACCAACTCGACCTCGCGGTTATGATGAACATTCAAACTGCCGAGTCCGTCGCCCGCACCCTCCAACTGCAAACTACCTCGTTATTTGCCGGGCCAGTTTATTTCGAGGATCCTGTTGATGCGAGTATTCTTCAATACAGTCTTGCTTTAGGTAGGTATGTAAATGTTCTTTTGGACCCCTCTTTGAGTCCGTTACCAAGCCCCAGCGGTCACGGGTTAGCATTGTTACGCGCCAACTCAGGCGGAACTGCTTATGAATTTGTTACTACCCTCGCGGATTCTTACTTGTCTCAAATTACAACTGCAGGAAAAGTCAGTGGCGCTGCGATCACTTCCTTAACTTCGGTTCCGTCGGGAGCGGGCTTGCTTCCGCCTCTTAATGGCGGAGTACCGTCGGGAGCGATGATGGAATGGCCAGCGGCGGTTGCTCCGAGTGGGTATCTATTATGCGACGGATCCGCAGTCTCCCGTGTGACATACGCAGGAATTTTTGCGGTTATTTCAACTCTATTTGGGGCGGGGGATGGGTCCACCACGTTTAATTTACCAGATAGAAGGGAAAGAGTTGCGGTCGGGTATAAGTCTGGTAGTACCGAGTTTGGTACATTGGGTCAAACGGGCGGTGCAAAGACTGTAACTTTAACTTCGGCTGAAAGCGGGTTGCCAGCTCACACCCACCAAGAGCAATCACTCGGTGGCGGTACAAATATCGGATGGGGTGTGCAAGGGAATGCGGGTTCGGGGGATGCTGTTCAAGAAGGTTATGTTTATACAAAAGCTAATGCGGCGGCAAATGCAGCCAGCGCTCACAATAATATTCAGCCATACATTACTTTAAATGTAATTATTAAAATATAAAAGGAGATTAGGAAAATGAAAAAAGTTTTATTAATTGTTTTAGCAGCATTGATTTTTTTAGCCACCCCGGTACAAGCAGGTATTTTAGAAGCTGTATCAAAGCGACTAAAAGATTCTACTGGCAATAGCATAACTGATTTAGCCATAGCTAACGCAGCTACCGTCTATTCTGAGTCCATCCCCGTCGCAGATAACATGGGGTATATGGCGATGTTGGCGATCGAGGATAAGTCCGGCGGGGCGGGTAATGTCGCTATTAGTGCAGAGTATTCTAATAACGGTACTGACTTTTTTGAAGTTTACACAACGTCCAGCGGGGCGATTACAGTTGACTCAGGAATTGCTACTTTGACCAACGACACTCGTTACATCCAGTTCACAACTCGGTTAGCGAAATTTGTTCGACTAAAAATTGTGGCGGCCGCGGATTCTGAAGTGACGATCGATCTTATTTGGGCACGTACACATTAATAACTAGGAGTTTTAATTAAATGAAAAAATCACTAGGATTTGTCTTCTTATTATTAATTTTATTTTCAACTCCCTCTTTAGCGGCCACATATTACGCGTCTCCCGCGGGCGGGGGAGCAGCTAGTTGCGTCGATAATACTACTAATGTTTGCTCTCTACAAAGAGCGATCACAGTTGCCGCCGGCGGTACTAATACCATTGAGTTGGCAAACGGTTCTTACACTTGTTCAACCTCCTGCAACTTTAACGCAACGAATACAGGAGCCGTACTTACTTTGCAAAAAGCTACAGGGGCTACGGTAACAGTGGGGACATCAGGTGCCAGCTATGTTTTTGACATCCAGTCTGCAATGATTTCAGGTACAATAACATTCGACGGGGTGGGAATCAGCACTTCAACCGCCGATTATGGTATTCGTAATAAAGCACCGGAAGTCCATGTTGTGTATAAAAACGGGAGTATTTCGGAGACTGACGCTACTCAAGGGGTTCCTTTCCGATGGGAAGTAGATACCACTAATAATATTTCTCTTGTTAGTGGAGAAGATACTGTAACTAATTTAAAAACAGGAGCTACCACCAATGTTAAGATAGCTCAGAAAATCGTGGTTGGTGCCAGCGGGATTACGGTTAATAGGACGGCGATAAAGATGCGTCGGCGCTGCGGAAACATCGGGACCGATTGTAACACTTTTGTTTCAGGGGAGAGTTGGGACTATCGAAATGCCGAAACTTTAACTTTAACCATTGAGACAGATAATGCGGGCGCCCCAAGCGGAACCCCGGTAACTAACGGCACCGCTACAACAGTGCGAGCATTTGACGTTCGACCTCTGAGAGCAGAATGGCAATCATTTTCGTTTTCTAGCAATGTCTCTTTAACCGCAAGCACAACTTATTGGGTGGTATTGACGGGAAGTTATACTGCGTCGGCGTCTAATTATATCGAAGTGTCGACAGACACTGGCAATGGGTATGCTAGTGGGGACAGCTCAACATACAACGGGACAACTTGGACCGCGGCTGCCGCCGGAACGGATCTTCTTTTTACTATTGATAGAGCGCATGCTCGGGACTTGACTGTTCAAGACAGCACGCTATCAAGCAGAGCGTCCTCCGCATCTATCGGGTGGTCGAGAGATGTTATCTTTTCAAGAAATACCATGACCTCTACAGCGGGCGGTGGCCCTTCGATTGCTCCTGCGTTACAAGATACAAAGGCAGACATACATGTGAATCGATTCATTGTTGAAGACAATGTCGTTGACTTTCAGACGAGTTTGTCTCAAATGGTGGTTTTCGGTACTAATTCTCTGGTGTTTACGTACACTAATGTGGTAATTGTTAAAGGAAATACCGGGACGGTTAATGTTATCTCTAGTCCGCGAGACTATGTACATAAACTGTTCATATACGGGAATAATTTAAACATAACTCAAGGGTCAAATTCGATATTCTTAGGTAAAGAAGTCGATGGAGTGGATCCTCAAGAGATTCCTTATAATCCTTTTGACCAAGTTGTGATTGAAAACAACACTTTAACTTGGGACACGCCCACTGTAAACCACATGGCTTTGTTGGGTATTGGGACAGAAAACGGGGTGTTGATTAACAATACTTTTATAGCTCCGGCGAATAGCGGGGCTGGTTCCGGCGGATGGGGTATTGTTGTAAAAGCGGCACGTTGGACCATTATGGGCAATAAATTTTATGGAGCGGGACCCGGTGTTTATCTCACCTCAAATCACAATCGGGTTTTATACAACACTTTTGAAAGTTGGGATGCAAGTGGAAGCAACGCAGCGATCTTATTTAGAAATCACCAAGACAATGTTTATGGCGGAAGTCACGGACTTCCTAAATATAACTTCGTCGAGAATAACATATTCATTAGTAATGGGACTTGGTCGGCGCTGACTCATTGCGATACCACCCTCTGTAACACCATACCTTCGACATTAGGGCCGGGAAGAACTTCCCCTTATTGGTCCAATCGTATCGACAATAACGTATATTATGGTCGGAACGCCACCAATCACGTGCAAATCGGTAACGGGGTTAATTTAGAAAACGTGACCCTTGCAGAAGGTATTACCGTAGCTAGAGCGGCATGGGCATCTTCTACTTACACAGATTCAGATAGCATATCTCAATACAACGATATTAGTGCAAACAGCGTTATAGCAGAACCAGCGGGGGTGAACGGTATCTTAGGAATTTTCGCCACCAGTAGTGGATACGTGATAGGAAAAGGAACTATCTCCGGGTCAAGTATTGGTGCATATCAACTTAGTGGTTCTTTGGCAAGCGGGCCTTTTGGGGCGCTACCTTTCGGCGGATAAATCAAAAAGTTAAACATCTTGGGTCGACTACTATGAATTCCGAAACCAACTGCGTAAAACATGACGATAGAATATCAATGCTCGAGGAGAGATACCATGCTCAGGACAAGGACGTTGCTGTGTTAAGCACAACGGTTAGTAATTTAAGTAAGACTGTTGAGAGCTTGAGCGTTACTGTATCTGCCTTAGACGGGACCGTTAAAAGAGCCAGCGAAGAAATATCCGCTATCCTACCCGGCATAAGAGCAGAGATGAAAATATCAAAACAGTGGGAAGACATCTATCGCACAGGTTTTACAGTCATTATAACGGCGGTGTCTCTCGGAATAATCACATTGATATTTGACTACGCTAAAACCCTATTTCGACATGGGTCTTGACAGAGAATACGTCAATGATTCGCTAGAGCAGATTAACAAATGCCTAGACCACTTCATTAACAATCGAGGAATAAACGAGAAAGAAGATCATCTCCAACAAGTGTTGCTTGATTTTTATTTAGAAGACTTAAAGATGGCGACAAAAAAATGCCGAAAAGAGAATACATAAAGAAGCTCCAAGAGCTATCAGACACGATACTTGTTTTGGAAGCGAAATACTCCATCTTAATAAATGATCTTAAATCGAATATAAACATATTTACTGAAATACGCTACAAGCTAAACTCGCTGATTGACAGCGAGAGAAAACAACTACAGGAGGATCAAACATGAGTTTCGACCTTAACACGATTGGCCCGGCAGTTATATCGTTCCTTTTAGGAATCGGGATGGTATCAACATTTTTGCATAAGTTCCTTCCGGCCACAAAAAAGTATATTACTCTATCGGCCCAAGTAACAGGGTTCGCTTCCGCTTTCATTAAAGCCGCGGAGGATGATAAAGTGACAGAAGAAGAATGGCAAGAATTGAAAAATAAATACATTGAGTTCTTAGCAACCATCAAGACGAAGTAATGGATCCGCAACAATTCACGACGATGGGAATTTTAGGCCTCATTCTCACTTTGTTGACGATGGGGCTAAAATTCTTTTCTCAAAAATATTCTGATAACCAAAAGGCCATTGATGAATTGGATAAAGAAATTGATAATGCTAAGTCTTTTATTGACTTTGTGCGTATCGATGACAAGTTGCGCAACAAGTAGGCCACCCACTATTATTGTGGGTGTCGACGGAGATGACTTAGAAAAAGGATGCCCCGCTGACTTAAAGGGCAAGATGTGGGTATCTTATGATTATGCGCAACGATACTACCGTTGGAAAAATCATAAATGAAAATTTTAATAATTATTTTAGCCGCGATACTCAGCGCGATTTTTTACAGAATGGGTGGAAGTGCTTACTATAATACAAAATATCGCGACGTTTGTTGCAGTCTGCTGTCTTGTCTTTTGGTTGGCTATCTTGTTTCTTGGAACTGGTCGCTGATCTTGGTGTTCGGGCTAACTTGGGCGTCTCTCACGACGTATTGGAAACGAACGCCCGACGCTAAATGGTATAATTGGGGCTTAACCGGGTTAGGATATTCTCTGGCTTTGCTTCCGTTTTGTATTGTGGAAGGCCATTGGGAGGGATTTATTAGTCGAACGATTGTCCTTACGGGTTTGACTATTATTTGGTCAGAGTTAAATAATAATCCGGTGTGGGAAGAAATGGGAAGGGGCGCGTTAATTATATTAACTTTGCCTTTACTTCTCATTTAAGATTTGATAGTGTTGCAATAAGTAGTTAAACCATCAACCAACAAGGAGATTCAAATGAGTGACATTCAGTTTTCGAGTAACGGCAGCAATGTCGGTATCGTCACCAAGGTTGATGTTATTGGAGCGGGCGCCACCAAGTCAGGCCAAAAGCTAACGCTTAACTCCGGTGTTTCTACGCCGGTAGTTCTGACCCCGTCTGCTGCAATAGCATTACTTCCGGCGAACGGACAGAACAAAGTGTTTACATTAGTACCAAACGCAACTGGAAACATCACGTCAGCAACGGCACCCGCGGGGCAAGTGATTACGTTAATCATTACCACATCGGGGACCACGTCTTACACAATCACGTTTAGTACCGGTTTTAAATCGACGGGTACTCTCGCGACTGGTACGACTACCGCTAAAGTGTTTGTTATCCGTTTTATCGGGGATGGTACGACGTTCAACGAAATCAGTCGCACGACTGCAATGTAATCAGAGTTTAAAATTCTGAGATACAGCGTAGTCAAGCAAGTGAAGGGCATCGGCGTGGTTATCATCAACCACATCGGTGCCCTTAAACTTTTGTATGGCCGCAGTAACCATCTCTTCTTTTGTGGCGTTACCTTTTCCAGTCGCATGCTTTTTGATTGTTCCGACGGGGATGCCTTTATAGGGGATCTCATTCTCAATGCAGACAACTTGGAGCGCGGATAACCACCCTCCGTACATATGGGCCGCGTCAACTCCAACGTGGTTTCTTACTTCTTCGTAAACAATAAAGTCGATATTATTCAAAACGATTTCAAGTTCGACGTTACGTTTAAACTTCATGTAACGCATCCCGTGACTTTCAAAGCGGGTGGGTTTAAGATCCCAAGTGCCGCTTGACTTTGCCATTATTTTTGAGTTTACCGCCCAACCGCAGTTGGTACCTAAATCCAGAGCGAGAATGATCATTACCTTCGGTCCTTTCTATCGAACCACATTAAAAAAATTAAGCAACAAACTGCGTGGGCTAAGTGAGAACACCCCGTTTGTTTGTCCTTTTTGTGACCTTTTACCCACGACGAGAGATGGCGCATGGCAGCGTCGTAATACCGGCTGCGCGGACCTTCCACGTATTTCCAATTATCCGGTGCGTACTTCTTAGCCCCTTTGGTTAAGACCCTAACTACTTCTTCAACTTGCTCAAGTGGCAATAAATTCCATTGCAATTTACCGTTATCGAATTTAACGCCGGGAGGCTTAATACGTTTATAAGAATCTCGCCAAGACCTTGCCTGTACTTTTTCGTTAATGAGTTGTTTTATCGACGCTGCGTATGTTTTCATGTCTGCTTTGGCTCTCTTGTCCATCATATTCTAATCCTTTCTGTATCGTTTAGTCCTAAACCCTTTGGCTTCTATCGGGCAGCCAGATGCCCACGAAGGCTTTTTACAAAGGATTTTTTCAAATTCTTCGACGGATCCGAACCCTTCCGGCACTTCACTAACGATTTCGTCATGCACGCTGAAAGCGACTTTATATCCGACGGCTTCAGCTCTAAGCATGGCTGCTGCAAGCAAATCACGGGCGACTGCTTGGGTAATGTTCTCGACGAGTTTTCCACCATAGGTGTGCTGCCTTTCCCATTTGGTTGTTGTTTGCCCTTGGATTTTTTTGAGACCCATGTAATGCAATGCGAGCTTACGCTCACCCCACGGCGTTTCAACGTAATCTAACGAAGCACCGTTATATTTAAGACTACGACCGGACGGTAAAATTGCGAGAAGAGTAGTATCGTCCAGCTCCCATCTGATTTTTCCACAAACCACACTCTGTTTATCTCGTATGGCAGATATAGCGGCGGCCTCTTGTGCATACCAAGAGCGAGTAACGCTTGCATATACTCGACGATAAGTTTCGATAGCTTTAGATGCGAGGAGTTTATCCACGGAAATGCCCCACGCAAGGCAAGTAGCGAGAAACTTGTCAGGACCCATTCCGTATCCCGCGCCCAAAATTGCAGCTTTTCCCAACTGTCTTTGTCCTTTTGATATATCTTGCCGGTTATAAATAACCTTGGCCATGTCGACATAAAGATCAACGCCTTTCTCGAATTGACTTAATCCGTATTTTTCATCTGCTAACCACATAACAACCCGCGCTTCGATGGCGCTGTAGTCGGCCACTAAGAGATCGTGTCCCGGCGGGGATATGATCATCCCGCGTATGCACGCCGAGAGTGTATCCATAACATCTGGATAAAAGATAGAGAACATTTCGTATGATTCTTTTTTAAGTAAACCAATAGCAGTCTCGGTATCTTTGAGATTACCCTTTGGTAAGTTGTGAAGCTGAATAAGTTTTCCTGTCCAGCGGCCGGTATTAGCGCCGTGGTAGATAAACAAGTCACGAATACGGTTGTCATCTCCGACGCTATTTTCCATTGCTTGATACTTAGCGACCGAAGTTTTCCCTAAAGAAAGTTTTGTTTCTAGCACAGCTCGGACAACTTCTGGTACGTCTTGTCGGAGGGTATCGTTGACATCGGATTTGCTGTAACCTTTAATATCGACACCTTGAGACTTGCACCAGTCCATGACTGCCATTCTTCGTGAGACGCCACCCAATACTCCTCCTGTAACATCTGCCACATAGTTATTGAGAGTGTCAGTGTGAACTTTAATAAACTCCAAAGATTTTTTAATCGCCGGACGATCGACATGGACACCCCTATCGTTGATGAGTTGGTCTAAGAACCAAATGGTTTGTTCTTGCGGAATTAAATCAGGCACCATATTATCTATGGCGCGTTCTGCCTCAACGTCATTGATACAATAATTGTAAAGTTGTTCAAGATCTTTAGGGTCCTCACTCCAATTACCATTCTTGTCTGGCTTGCAAAGACGCATCATAACGCGATGGCCTTCATCACTCTTTTGAATTGGCGCGTTGAGCGCGGCACCCATGTTCTTAAGTGACGCCGGTAGAGAATGGGCGAGACCTTTGGCCATCGTACAGCGCCATCGGTTGATGGGTATGCGAGGCCAACCGAATTTCTCGACGAGAATGTTTTGCCAAATGCAGCGTTCGAAATATGAATTATGAGCTACAAATATCACGTAAGGATCCCACAATGCTATCCTATGTTCCCCGATGGCCGAACCAATTTCATCTTTACCAATGAGTTTAACTGGCCCGTCATCGACAGCGTAGGCCAAGCAAAGAATTTCCGTCGACGGGTGTTTGCTATATTGCCAAGCCCCGGCTTCCCATATTTCACAAGTGCTACGAGTTTCAAAGTCAATGGTGATTTTCATCAAGTTCCTTTTAAGAAAAACTACACCGGCTGCGGCTCTAGCACCACATTAAGACCTCAACCCCACAGAAGAAGTCTCACCGGCATAGATCTTTATTTACGATTTAAGTTAAATAATAACGCTAAATCAGCGTCGAGACCGGGGTTTGCGTCTAACACTTTCAAGACGCGCTCCGAGGTTCCTATGAGAATCTTATTCACTGCGACCGCGTTGATTAAAACATTACGGGTAACGGTCGGCGCTACTACTGGTTCTAGTTCAGGGCGTTGTTCATCCATTTAATTTTCCTTTCGTAGTTACGGTTGCGGAAGCGGCAGAAAGACATCTCATCTTTCACGATTGCTCTAGTCTGCAATCTCGGTATTGAAGCCCTCTGATTAACCGGTTAGACAAGGATTTACGGGAGCGACCCGGTTTACCTCTTACGTCCACATGTGTTAATCATACTTGCCACCATCGCGTCTATACTTTCGCCATGCCTACCTACTCCGCAACATAATTTTATTTTATGAAAACATACTGTTATTTGTCGGTGTTTCTTCTGCTAATGATTCCTCTTGTACCGGCGCAAAAGCGTCTTCCGGTCTTGTGCGTTGGCCAAACGGGTCTCCGTCTTTGCGTTTTTGCAAATGCAATAACCCGAAGTTTATACCACGTTGTCCGCCCTGTTCATAAGCGTATGCGTTTAACTGAGCCACACAGAAGCACCCGCCGTAAACCTCATCTGAATTGATGATGGGTTGGTTCTTCCCGTCGACAATCCCCGGCGCGTTCTTCGACCATGAGTTAAGATAAATCATACCTGCGATAGAAGGGTTACTTTCTTTTCGAAGATTCCCTTGCATATCAACCGCGGTATCTCCGTCGACAAATGGGTTGCGAAGACCCTTTGCACCTTTGCCAAATTTCCATTCAGCAACTCTCGCCATAAGAGCGTACATTGCGGCTAACTCTTTAACGGCGGTCTTCTTGTCAAATAGCATGGTGATTTTATACTCGTCACGTTTAGCGAGTTGGTTGTACGAAGTAGCGAATACCGACGGATAACTCAGACGAAACACCGGGGTAATAATTTTTGTATCAAAATCAGGTCTTGCGAATTTAGCCATTTTAATTCTCCTTAGTTAAACAAGTTTTCGATTTCATCGTTTTTTGCGAATACGGATATTGCTTGTGCTTGAGATGACACCGCCTCTCTGCTGTCGGTTTCTGGAACCATGCTGATTTTACCTTCGCTGCGCGTAACAAAAGGATCTAACTCTTCCTTGCGCTTCTTACCGATAACTTTCTCAAGCTGCGCTGGGCTTAAGACTTCAATCTTCTCCGCTTCTTTTCCAAAGTGCGCGAGAACTTTTTTCTCGTCGACCCACTGGCGATTTCCTTCGCGGCCTTTGACTAGTTTATAACCGATGACCTCTTCGCCATTCTTAAGTTTCTGTTCCGCAAAAGCGTACACCGAGGTCAGCCATGCTTCAACCATCGGCATCGCGTCCAAGATGCGTTTTAACTCATTCGGGGTTAAGTGATCCGGTTCTTTAAGGACCAATGGTTTAGCTTCTCCGAAGGCCACCATAGCAGCTTGACTGGCGATATTCTTGATGGCTTTACACCCGGCCATATTAGGGCAGAATGTCTTTTTGCAATGCTCGCCCGCTACCAGTGGTGCCCCTTCTTTCTTTGTCTCTGTGATCTTCTCCCGCAGTTCTTTGGTAAATTCGATGAGTGTATCCATCGTGATATTCCAGCGGCGCACCGGCCCGTCGCGATGAGAAGCTCGTGGCTGCACGATCACTAACTCAACCGAGTCATAGTCGCCTAAAGCAACCCCGCCTACCGCGTAGTACAAGGCTTGCTTGTTATTGACGACCTCAACGGCTACACCTTGACCGTGTTTATAATCATAGACGATCAATTTCCCAAACATATTGCCGAGCATAGCATCGTTGGTGCCAAACGCGTCGGGGTCTACGTCAGTTAGATGGAATCTGTGTTCGATTTTAAGACCGGTGTGAGATGATTTGTAATGGTCCATGTCTTGACGGATCGTGTCGAGATAGACTTGGACCGCCTCTGCCATTTCGAATGTAAATTCAACACCATTCTCTGCGGTTTGACCAACTAACTCAACTGCGTCTTTGTTTTCCAATAGACATCGTTCGCCTAATTCGTGGGCGGCGGTGCCTTCTTTTGCGTAGGGACTTTCCGGCTGAGGAGGTAATACCGCGCACGCCGCTACTGATCCGGGGCAATTCCACCAGCGTTCACAAGTGCTGGCTCCTATTTTCGAGTGTGGGGTTGTCATGTTTTATTTCTTCACTTTCTTAAGTTCAGCCTCTGCTTCCTTGTAACAGGCCACATAGTTAGCCAACGGAATTGTGCTGATTTTCGGAGTCGTTTTATTCGCGCCATGCTTAAGCATGATCGCTTGTGTAAACTGAGCGCCAATGGTATTAGCGTGTTCACGTAGTTTAACGGTTAACACCTCGACGGTGATGACGGGTTGTGGTTCAGGGGCAGCCGCAACTTCTTCGACTTTCTTATCTAAGTTTTCAAGAACTTCCATCGGATTAACCGCGTCATCTTTCTTGGCTTTCTTTGCCTTCGGTGTGGGTTCTACGACGGGAGTTTCTTCAACAGTTATTACGTCGGCGGTCGCCGCGATTTTTTCTAATGCTACTGCGATACGTTCTAATAAGGATTCAATGGACATGGATTTTACCTTTCGATTTTAATAGTTTAATTTGTCTTTTATACGGTGTTCTTTTTGTCGGGGCACCACCTTTCTTTTTCTTTTCCAGTATTAACACATGTTTAGTTTGTATTTGCGACACTACACAGACCGCATAGAAAAAAGTTTTTCTAATCCAACGGGGGTCTCTACCGTCTATAAAAGTTTCTTTTTTACAACACGCACATTTAAATATCATACGTCTTCCTTCTGTGACTCCTCTATCATTTTATCCGCGTGATAAAATCTGAGGAAAGATCTCGTCGGAACTAATTCTGGAAATAAAATTGCCACTTCTGATTCCGCGGCCGCGATGTCTTCTTGACTGGCCCGTACTGCAAAATACTCGCGCTTCGTTAAACCGGTACTGCCGGTTACATTGTTGGTTATTGGAAATGCGGACGTAGGTTTATCCATGTTTTTCTCTCCTTTACTGATTTTTTATAGAACGTCGAGTTAAAGATTTGATTTGTCTCTTAAGCTTAACTATTTCTGCTTCTAAGAGCGCAACTCGCACTCTAGATGCGGGTGCTTTACGAATAACTTTGGCAAATGCCTCGTTCCAATCTTTAACAACGGCATCTCTTAATTTTCTTTCAACACTATTCTTAGGGTTTGTTAAAAAACCTCCGGTCATTTTAAATCCTCCGTCTTGGCGACTAGGGCGATCCTAAATCCTAGTTTTTCTATTTTGTCAATAATCTGTAATCTTTCATAAGATCGCATATGCCCCATCATGGCTTCGTCTAGTAATTCAAATTCTTTTTGTGATAGTTCGCCCGTCGGAACTCTCCGCTCGGGGACGCCGAAGGTTTGGCAAATTCTTTCAACAATCATAGGTGCAGAAAGGTCTTCGTTAATAGCGGTATATATTATCGATTCTAATTTTACCTTCTCATCCCTGCTTAAATCCACAAGATTGCACTTCTTAATTTTAGAATATCCATACGAATAAAGTTTTTCTTCAACGTCTTTACTGTCCATTGTGATTCCGCAGAACTTATCCAGCTTCTTCTTCGTCTCGGGGATTGCAAACTCAGCTAAGATTTCTCTGGCCAATGTGTCGGAATACTCAAGCCTTGCCGAATATCCTGTGTATGGATTTCCTTTGTAGTTGTATATAAAATCAGAAAGTTTGTTTAACTCCAGCTTCTTCTCCGGCGTGTTCTCTGCAAGATACTTGGGTCTAATAATATTTTTGCATCTTGAACATACCAATGGATTAAAACTATCAACCTCAATCGCCATACCGGGCTGTTGTAATGGATAGCAGTTGCACTCTTTAATATTATTTACGTCGCTCATCTCTAATTCCCCCTAAGAATAATTGCTGTCCCAAGAATAACTAAACAAATCCCAAGCATATTAATAAAATATTCGTTAATGTTCATCTCATCCCCTTTCCAATAATGCGTATCTCAATAGCTTTTATTTCGTGAGAGCCCTTTTCTTTTAAGGCTGATGTTTTAGAGTCGTAGATACATGCTTCTTTATCGGTGAATAAAAGTTCACCTTCTTTTGTGAATATTCCCCATGCTTTGATTTTATTGGTCTTCATCTCACCCGTCCTTTAGCTGTTGGAGTTGGTTACAGACTATCTCCAAATAAATCCTCGCAATCACATACTGTGTCTTCTTCCGCAATAGAACATCCACACCGACCACATTTTCTTAGCGGTTTATTTTCTTGCTCTCTGAGTTCTTTAACCATCTGATTTCTCCTTGCTGGCGGCACGAAGTTTAATAATATCCATTTGACACCGCTTGCACATCCAAACATCATTAATGTCGTAAGATTCCCCATCATTATCACAACAAGAACACTCCATCCCTCTCTTCTCCTTGCTGGCTTTAATCATTTCGTCGGCGTATAAATAAGAAAGCTTTGCAATTCTTTTAGCGTATTCGGATAACTCATCACTTGACCACGATAAAAAAATCCCAGAGTCCGGGTTATTTGTTATACCTTGCAAAGCCATTCCAGCAAACCAATCTCTAAGAGATAATGTTTCCGATTTTATTGCCCCTGCTACTATTGACCCTACTATGTTTGCTCTTGCTATGTCTGCCATTTATTCCCCCCCCCGTTGTTATCTCCATAACCAATGTATCAAGGCGATGTCTTGGATTCCTGCAAATATTCCACAAATTGTCCATAAAGGTATTGGTGTGCCATTTACCTTACTTAGAAACCACAGCGTAATAGCTGTAATCATTTTCCCCCCAGACGTTGCGTGTTAAATATTCCTATATGGTGATAACCACCAGACCAAGGAACCAACAATAAGACCAATAAAAAACCCAATTAGAATACTAGATACGTGAATTTCAAAAGATATTGGTATCATATATCCCCTTTTCCTGTCAGTTTGCGTGTTAAACCATCGTGCAAGTCTCTAGCCAACTCGTCTAGGCAAGCTTCTTGCAAATGCTCGTCGTAATAACCTCTAATGACTACTTTCCAAATCTGTTTCGTTTTAAAGTATGCTTTTGTTTGTTCGACCGTCGGCACCGCCCACTCAATCCAAGCGGACATGGCGGATAATCCTTTATTAAAGTCGCTTGCTCCACAAGTGCAAGCATAACCTCCCCAATTAGCACAACTTCCAATATGTTCATTCTTCCTCGGCTTTTCCATAGTCACTTTCTCTTTAATTTAATCAATCTATAGGTCGGGATTCTTAACTTCAATCCTGATAGTCGTCCCTGTTCTTTCAACGGTATATAACTGAAGAATATCCATGGCTATTTTTGCGCTAACTTCACGAAGCCTGATGCTAACCCTCTTATGACACTCCTCTATTTCCTGATTACATATTCTTTCAGCTTCTTCTTTAAACGCTCTAAGTATGACATTTTCTATACTCACGGCCTCCTCCTTATGGTTCTACTAACTTATAGCGGTTATACTGGCTTCTAGCGTTTTTAGGGTAGAACTTGACTACCACAAAACACACTCGCACCAACCGGCGAACTTGACCTTGCCTCAATTATACCGTCCATATATTTGACAGCCTCTTTATATCGTCCATCTTCGGCGTATCTCTTTAGCTGGATAACATCGAATTCTGTTAAGAAATTGCCGTATTTTTTATTCAGGCTCAAATGCAAAATGATTTCAGCGTTAAAGGCTTTTTGTTCTGCGACGGCGTTTCTTAGTGATATTAAAGATTGTAAACTTTTTATTGATGAGGACGCTAAAACTTCTTTTGCTTGTTTTTTAAGCTTTTCAATATCTTCTCGGCTCAAAGCCTTCTGTGATGCTTCTTTGGCTTCCTTGCGCTGTTCTTCGATCTTGTCCATCTGCACGTATTGGACGGTCTTGCTTAAGTTCTGCAATGTTGTTCCTGCATAAACGGTATTACCAGCTAAGACCAGAAATGATAATATGAGGATTAGTTTCTTCATTTTATTTTCCTTATAAATATTCCAGCGTGGGCAGGATTCGAACCTGCGATACCGACATCCTCTCCCAGATTTTACTGGTCATGTCGTTTGCCTCTTTCGAGACTTTCAGCTTCTAGCCTGAACCCGAGGTTATACCTCAGCACTTTTCCAGCCACCACGCTGATATTTAACGGTGTCGCGCTCATTATTTCACCGCTCTGTTCAGTTATTTTTGAACGCGACTTGAGTCCCTTGACTCCCGTTATTAATCTTTTTCATGATACCCATCTAGCCATAATATTAATGACAGAAATGGGAAGCTAACAATTATTACAAACACGATCAATATATTTACTAAAGCTTTTCGAACTGATTTCATAATTACAGGAAAATAATTACGAATATCATGCATCATTTTAGTATAAAAATTATAAATCGATTTTATCATCTCAGTAGACCTCTGATAGTTTCAACTTTTTCAAGTGCAACCCTTAACATATGCTCGTCTACACTATCCGCCCATACTAAAAATCGAACATGTACTGGCTTTGTTTGTCCGATCCTATCGACTCGCTTAATAGCCTGTTCGATTTCACCGGGAACCCAACTACTTTCAACGAATAAGACAGTGCTACATACCCGTTGCAATCCGTCAATTCCTTCACCGGCAGCTTGTATCTGCCCGAGAAACACCTTGCAATTAGGATCTTGTCCGAATTTGTCAATGGCTGATTGTCGTTGCGATTGACTCGTATTTCCAGTGAGTGTGACAGTTCCGTATTCATTGAGTAGTCCCTCCAATTTTGTGATGACTGAGTGGTGGTAAGCAAATATTACTATTTTTTGATTGGCTTCAATATACTCTTTAATTAATTCGCCGGCCGCTTCAACTTTACCTTCTGCTATTTCTCGTCGGACAGTCGCAATACTTTCCCCTTCAAGGTTCTGATACTTAAAGTCTTTGCGGGAAGCTTGATTTAATACTTCCAATTTTAATTTCATGCCGGGGGCTTGGTCAAGTAAAACAAATTCAAATCTTTTTGGCGGCATTTGGATAGATACTTCTTCATACGTCCGTCGGATCATATAGTGCGCCCGTAATTTTTTATTTAACTCATCTATGTTAGACGCCCCATTAGTATTAAATGAAAATCCGTCTTGATACCCCGCACAATAACGTCGACCATATGCGAAATAATCGATGTACGGGTGGATTACTTGTGGTGCGCAGACTTTCAATAATGGGTAAAGCTCGACGGGGCGATTTAATACCGGGGTACCTGTCAACATCAAAGATCTTTTGGCGGTGTGGATAATACCATTGCGAGCCAAGACTGCTTGAGTGCGTTCAGCCTTCATCGATTTTAATTTGTGACACTCATCCGCGATCACTAAATCCCATTTACCTATTTGGAGTTGATGAAAAATATAAGAGTGAGAAATAATGTCATAGTTTATGATCACCATGTCGGTTAATTCATGGCTAATAAAAGTTTGTTTTCCGTTAACGATTTGAATAATTCTATCGTCATCAAGCCATTTTTTGAGCATGCGAAACCAGTGTGTTTTGATTGACGCGTTACAGATAATCAAAACTTTTTTGGCTTTAAGCGCGTTGATGTACCCAATCGCCGTCGGGGTCTTGCCCATGCCGGGTAGGTCCGCAAGTAAATTATGCTTGCGTTTTAACATGGCGTTTATTGCTTCTTGTTGGAAGGGATAAAGTTTGTTCATGTGGGGTTTCCGAGTTTAGTGAGTTTTAATTAGTAAATGCTTGAGCGTCGAGTATAATCTTAGTCCATTTTCCATTACTATATTTAATCGGTTCGTATTTGCGGTTTGCCGCGTAAACAGTACCGTTGTCCCATACTCCGATTTTTGTGTCATCATCAACAAACCGTTTTGGTAATTTCTTTAACGCCTCAAAGTATATTTTGCTCATGCTATGACGTCCTTCTCACTTTAAAACCAATATTAAAATAGCAGTTGAAATAATAAGAAGCCCCAACAAAACTTTCATAAAAGGACTAGGGTCTGGTCCATCACAATCGGCGCCTATAAAGCTCATGCTATGATGTCCTTCTCATTCGCTTCCAAATTTAATTTACCGTGTTTTTCTGGATCCGCGCTTTCAATATTCGATTTACAATTCGGGCAATACCATTTCACAAAACTATCGCTTCGCGCAAAAAACCGCATTTTAGTGTTCTTACAGTGGGGGCAATCAATCTGCTCAAAGATCGCCCATTTACCAAAAAACGGGTCACGTATCCAAATGGAAATCATACAGTTTGGCCGAGTGCAAGCCATGTAAATGTTACCCTTCTTGCCTTTTTCCTCGACGATAACCCATTCGTTTAAACATAGAGGACAATGTTTCATTTCTGCCATCGAAGGCACATATGTTTTTAAGTCGCTCATGCTAATGGTGGCCTCCTAAAGCCTCTGGTGTTGCCTTTAATTTCTGGATTATACCAAACTCCCGCTTGCCAGCCCAAATTTTCCATGAGTTTTGCAAGCCTTTTCTTTTCCCTCAGTGTAAAATGGACCATGTTACCGCCTAAACATTCGGTGAATATTTCATCCCCGCGGACAACCAGCTTTGCGGCGTTATAATCAGCGGTAAGCCAGCTTGAAACTGAATCTTGCCACGGGTCGCGGCCCATGCGAAGCATTTGTTCTTCTTCTGCCTGTTTCTCAATTCGTGCGTCTTCAAAATGCACCGGCAAGTTTACTTGTTTCATGCCCATAATTTCAGCCCATAACTGATCCCGCAAAGCCATAATCTTATCGATCTTGATTTTCCCACTGACTCCCGTTAACACCGGCCAATAACGGCGATTTCCCGTGGTATCCCGTAGCCAACCAATATCGGGGTCCTTCTCGGGATTAAACGAACCAACAAACACCCCTTGCCGAGGTATATCCCGCGCCGTCGATTCATACGGCAATCTCACCCTATCGGTGGCGCTAGACAAAAACGCGCGCATGGCTTCCGTGTCGCTCTTTCTGTGCGTTTCCATTTCAGCCCATTCGTAAAACCACTTGCCGAAGGTCTTCATAATGGACCATTCTTTACTTATATCGATCGGGGTGTCACTAAACCATTCTTCACCGGCCAAGAGTTTCCATGCGGTGCTTTTGCCGGTGCCTTGGTTGCCTTCTAAAACGGTAATGTAGTCGAACTTACAGCCGGGTTGATAGATTCGCTTAACTGCGGCAAGTAGGGTCTTAAGCCCAACCGCTCGGGTATATTCATTGTCGCTCGCTCCCAATAAATCAATCATCCACGTGGCCGCGCGTGCGTGTCCATCCCAATGCAAACTCTCTAAGTATTGCTTGACTGGGTGAAATTCAAAACGCTTACTGGCCACAAACGCCGCTTCTTTCATGGTCTCCTGACGAGGTTCAAAATTGAAATGATTACTTAACCAATGGCGGCATCTCATTGCCTCCCCATCATTCCAAATCTTATGGTTTTCATGTGGTGCCCACCACGGCGCTCTTTTTAAAAAGGTAATCTGTAAAGAAAATTGATCAAATCCGAGTAAACCTTCAAGCGGCGCTGGACTCATGCAAAGGAAAGCGGCGGTGTTAAATTGATCTTTTTTCAAGAATCCGTGGGTGTCACGATGCAAAATTCTTTTTTCCGGGTCGAATTCAATCTCTGTAACTGCCACAACTGGAAATTCAACTGCCACCGGGCTTAAGTTCCCGGCCGGACTTTCTGCGTATTTATATGCGTTCTGGACTTTTCTTTCCAATTCTTCCGCGCTCCATGGCGGCTCACAGCGGTCATTATAATGCTTGAGCATCAAATCGTAAGTGTCTCCGGCGGGTAATCCAAAATCATGGCCAACAGCGGCAACTGCGAAGGTCGTACTGTCACCAGACTCCCCTTCTACCGCTATTGTGGCCGTTTTTAAATATTCTGTGAATCGGCGAATGGTTTGCTCATCCGCGGTGAAAAAGCCGCTACCCTTGACCAGAGGCCGCGCTTTCCGGCCGATAAGTTCCAATAGTTCGGGGGTCGCGTCCGCCATTTTACCGGGTTTTCCGACATATGGTTTTCCTGTTTCGGGGTGAACGCTACCAACCCCGACCACATAACCACCCTTGGTTTTAAAGTCAATGCCCGGATATTCTTTTAATCGGCCAACAATATGACAATCCTCTGGTTTTTTCAGATAAACATGATAGCCGCCGGTGCCGGTTATGACCACGAACGTACTTTGGAATTTTGATTTATCGAAGATTGGGCATGCGTTTTTGAGTTTTGTCCAGCTATCAACGCCTGACGCAAAGTTCCGCGGGTCAACGTCAATGACCAACGTATCCGCCCCCAACTTCACGCCAAAATTACCTGACGGGAAGTCGGAGACAGACGGAAACGGATTATAAACCGCCTTCGGCCAGCTAAAGCCTTTAGGTGGAATTTTACCGTTCAGCGGGAAAAGAGTAAATCCTTCATCCGCGTACCAGTTTAGGTCACTCGATTGTAATGGCATTGTTGTGGGGTTCGATAGGTGTTAAAATTGCGTCAATGTCTTGGACGCGAAAACGGTAACGGTTTCCAACCTTAACGTGACGAATCTTTCCATCACGCGCTTGGTTGCGTATAAAGCCACCACTAACACCCAAACGAGCGGCGGCTTGATCTGCTGTGATTGTGTCACTAAGTAAGTTTTCCATAATCTAAATATACCATTGAATTTGATTTTGTCAAGTGTTTTTAATGTTTTTTTTAAATTATTCTTTAAACTCCGCGACTTTGGCGATTGCGTCGCTCACTAGGCCGGCGTCAATGAGGATTTTCGGATCCTGACTAAAGTAAAGATAGTCTAAAACGTCGCTAATATCTTGAGTGGATAATTGCTTGCCCATAGTCAAAGCGATTTGTTCCACGTCTTTGGCCGTCCAGTGGATAGAGATTGACTCAGTCAAGCCCTGATCATTTATGATCGGACCGCTTAAAACGGTCTCAATGACTGCGTCTGCAAACTCCGCGCCGGTCTTCCCAAAACCGGCGTAGCTTAACTCTTGTTGATCTTTTTGTGACATTGAATTGTAAGCTTGGATTAAAATATTTTTCATTTTATTCGCTCCATTAGTTAACAGATTTTTAGACTAATTTTTTGATTTGTTGAAAAATGTCATAAGCGGCGCAGTCGTCAATGTTCCATTGGGTAGATTTTACCATAGTTTTTTCTTTTGTCCTTTTTTTGATTGATGATTTTAGTTAATAGCTTTATTTAAGTTTAAGAACTTCTTTAGCATATACAACGGACGAGCAATTTGTCTCGTCAATGCCTTCGTCGTCTAATTCTTCCAGTAACATTCTAACGGCTTCTTTTAGCTTTTCATGGCAATTCGCCGCTTTGACAAGCATGTTTGCGTCCTCTTTTGTTGCGTGTACTGTAACTGTGTCTTTAGTTTTCATTTATTCCCCTGCGAGTTTAAGGGCGGTTTGTAATGTATCAATAATAAATCCCGGTTCTTCCCCTGTTTTTGAAAATGTTTTAATTGCTAACTTGACCGATTCCACAAGCGCCTCATGCGAATTAACGCATTTGACAATATGCTTCATATTTTCCTGATGTTCTTTGTTATCTGCGTCAATAATACCACAAACGTAATAATTCCCGTAACTAGTGATGTTTTTAGCTAATATCCCATGCTCAACCGATTCCCACGGCGTCAGTGTATGTTTTAGCTTTTCATGATGTTGTGGCTTACTATAATGTAATTCTCTAGAAGTGCCCGTGCTATGGTTGTTTATGATTAATTTGCTCATGGTGTTGTTCCCTCTCTTTCGTTTATTCGTTTAATTAGTTCTTTATCTGTACATCCGTGACACTTCCACTTACTATTTAATAAATAAACTTTGTAAGTATACTGACCGCAAAGCGCGCAAAAAAATCCTGCGTGTCCGGTTTTTGTTTGCTTAGACTTTAATTTCATAAGACAAAAACTCTCTTAACTTCGTTCAGCGGAATAGTGTGGCATCCGATAATAATATTTTCGCCGGCGCATCTTTCAACAGTATATTGACCAATTTGGCGGCCGTTAACATTCTCACCAGCGAAAAGATCTTTTGCTAATTTAAGGGCTGAAAAATAATCTACCCGTGCACCTCTTGTTGTTTCAATTATTTTTCGGTTATCGTCATTTTTTACACGCAAAGCAATCGGAAAATCAAAAAGGCTTTCCCTTATATCCTCTCCGCGTTTCCAAGCCTCATATTTTGGTTTTAGTTCTTCGCAGCGTAAAGCATCTTTTTTTTCTTGGCGTTCTCTTAAGGCGGCCTCTTGCGCGATAGACACGGCGCGACGTTTGTCAAATTCTTGTAACTGATCCGGCGTAAAAATAACCGCGTCACTATTTAAAAACGCGTTCGCCGTCTTTAAAAGGCCACTGCGAAGCTTTAACTCTTTATCAAACGCAGTCACATACCGCGCCAGCGTATTAAAGCGCGATTTCATAGTTCTTATGTGGCAATCAAAAAAAGGACAAAAGAAAAAACTATGGTAAAATCTACCCAATGGAACATTGACGACTGC